CGGTTCGCGGGTAGCGGCCCTTCCAAATACGCCGAATATGATAAGCGTCTCCATTGAACTGACAGGTCCGCTCGGTGCACCAGCACTCCGCTTGTCAGGCTATGAACCCACTGCCGACCGTGGGGGGGTTCTTGTTTCTGTCGATGTCCCGGTTCTCGTCAACTATAAGCCATAAAATATTCTTCTAGGTTATCGATATGTCAATAACCTAGCTTTTATTTTGTACCCATTCTATATATGTCCTACAGCAACTACCGTCTATATAATACACGCCGAGCAACCCAAGTGAATTGCTGTTGCCAAATAGGTGATACAGGTCCCACTGGTCTTGCCGGTGTAACTGGTCCCACTGGTGGTGATTCTCCCACTGGTGCCACAGGTCCCACAGGACCGACTGGGACTATTGGACATACCGGTCATACAGGGCGCACGGGCCCCACCGGACCAACAGGCCCATGCTGCACAGGACCTACAGGACCTGCTGGCCCTATTAATCTCGAAGTTGGCCCTACTGGCCCAACCGGGCCTTGTGGGGGTACTGGTTCTAAGGGTCCTACTGGACCGACGGGTGCGACAGGGCATACAGGTCCATGCTGCACAGGACCTACAGGACTCGCCGGACCTTTTGGACCTACAGGGCCAACTGGACCCACTGGACCTTGTCAGACAGGTCCTACGGGACATACAGGCCCGACAGGGCCAACTGGTCTTACAGGTCCTACGGGTCTCACTGGTCCTAATGGGCCAACCGGCCCTCAGGAGGTTCAGGTTGTCCATTATACATTTAGCGCAAGACTCCCCCAGGACTCTCTTGGAGGTGGACCAGTGGGTATGGTTGCTAACACCGGGGCGTCGATAACTAGGTATATCTGGCTATTTCCGGGCGGAGCATATAATGAGCAGGCAAGCATTCCCACCACTGGGGCGGGCTCCACAACCGATGCTGTTGGAATTGGGCTCGACGGGAATGCAATGCCACCAGCCGCCTGTATGCCCTGGGCACCTCACCCTCCCGGGACATCGTTTGCCCTGGCAACTAAACTAGGGGTCAGCATTTCAGGTGCTGACGTGGCAGCACCAGCGCCGCCAGCATCGAGCATTTTCACCTCCTTGCCTGGTGGTGGGCGACTCTTTATAACGGTATTTGTACATTGTGGAGGGGCCGCCCAGGACAATCCATTTACCCTACCAACGACGTCCCCACAAATGCAAGCGACAATAACAAGCGCGAACACCACCGCTAACTGTTTTTGCCTCGAAGGAGGAGAATTGGCCTATCTGAATCTACAACCACCCGTGGGTCCTAATCCTGGTAACCAGATTAACTGGTCATGCAATGATCTTTCTCAGCTTTATCTACCAGGGCAGATACCACCACTGGGATCGTCTGGCCCTGGCTTTCCATGGTTCGCCCCGTACCAGCCAACGCGTCCCAATGCAATTTCCGTGAGGGTTCATATGGAGGGAGGCGATTGGGATATGACCACATGGGAGCGGCACGGCGGCCTCATCCTCAGCGTCGATGTCCCCGTCGAAATCAAGTATCCATAAAGTTCCCAAATGCAGATACTAGCACCTTCATAATCTTAGAACATCCATCTTTCACACTATAAGTCATCATCAGCTCGTCATTTTTAATTAAGAGCCCACAGCAATACTCAATCGGCGCACCTTCGAACTTGAATGGGAAAGTAACATACTTTACCGACTTTAGATCCTTATCTAGGACAACCAACAGATGATAATACTGCCTCGGAGTCTCATATGAAACAATATGACAAACGAACCATAGGTGGTCTTTATACCATGCGCCATTGGAGGACCCTCGGATCATCGAGAACAGTCCTCCAACTTTTACTTGCCATTCCTCCACAAACTCCTTCTTTTCCTCATCTATATACCCGATCCGAAGGGGTGACCAACCATAGACACACTTCACTTTCCCCTCATGTGAGAATAATGTCCAGTTCTTCTCACACTCAACATTCCCATAACTAGGTGGTTTTATACACTTCCCTACTAATCTCTTACCTTCCGGATAGTAACGACCGTACTCTACCCGCCATGCCTTTTTCCCTGCGACCTCTGGAGAGATTGTTGCCGTATAGTAAATATCTCCATCATGATTGAGCAAACGAACATCTTGGCGTCCAAAGAATAATCCTAATGGGTTCTCTTTTTTCGGCTCGTCTTCCAGGCGCATCACACCCCAATCCTTCTTCGTGTATTTCTCATCCATAATAACAAACTGATTTCGTGTAATCTCATCCCTTTCGCTCATCGCATAACCCCAATTATCGTCGATAGTGGTGTTGTTATGTCGGATATTCACCAAATACCCACCTTGATAATCTACGATCGACGGTGTGCTTGAGATATAGTTTTCCTTGATGGATACCGCACGTAGCTCGACTATTTGTCCACCCTTATCTCGGGTTAGGACCTGCGTGTAGAACTTATAATTGCCCAAGACATTCTGTACATTACAACCCATTTCAAGCATATCGCAGCATAGTTCATGGATCATTAGAGGGGGATAGCTAGATTTATCTTCTAGATAGTAATAGAAAACGGTGAACTCATAGTCTAGATCACGATCATAGATAGAATCATGAATGAATAGGGAATCTTTCTCTGGCTTGGGTATTGACTTAGCTAACTTGTAAAAATGAGACGCTAACTCTGGGCGCCCATTTATTCGGTAGTGCTTGACTATCTCATATATATTCTCCATGCGCTTCGGGTACATGTTAAATCCCTCCAGCCACCAAAATATAGCCATCTCGTGCTGACCTTTCTTATAATAGCACGACCCCGTCCTATAATGGCTATACCAAACTTCCTCATACCACCCTCCGAGGGATATCCGTTTCTTGTATTCTTCCAACGCTTCGTCAAACTTGCCGATGGAGTAGTAGCTATTGGCAATGTAAAAGTGTGGTCTCGGGTTATTGGGATTTTCCTCTATATCTCCTTTCAATAAGCGAATGTCACGCTCGAATTTATCCTCTTTACAACCGCCATCACCGATATCCAGTATGTGTAAAGACTCCAATCTAGATTGAGAAGATTCTGAGGGATACGAGTAATGCTCATGGGTAGAACCCACGCACGCCGCATCTATTGAAGTGCTGAGAAGACGCACATTATGGTATGTAAATCCCGGGACGCCTTGTCTAATGGAATATACATCGGCAGTAAGCAAGTTTTTGTCGAAGCTTGGGTCGATAACCAATTTCATATCTGCATCAAGAAATAAGAGATAATCGGCCATATCCTTAGCCGCCTTCAAGGCATAATCTCTATTATGGCCGAAGTTTTTGAAGGGGTGTTCAATGATTTTCCCGGGAATATTTTTAGAGTCAAGATACTCTTTTATGATCGTTTTGGTCTCATCCGTACTCCCAGTATCACATATGCAATATGTATCTATTATTGGCAACACGGTCTCAAGGAGACGTGTTATGATCTTACTCTCATTCCTGACGATCATGTTTAGGCAGATAGTAGGCACACGACCTTTTTTCTCTTGTATCTCGAGGTTCATTATAAACGTTAGTGAAGAGCCCCCTTTACACTATTATTCCGCTTGAAATAAAAATATGCGACCAATATAGTATGGCATTCACAAGGTTTAACTATGATAAATGTCGCACGGTCAAGCTCCTACAAGAATCTACTGGTCCAGGGCGTTATATGCTCAACAAACCGGGGTGGGGATGCAAGCCCTGCTTTTTTGACGACCCGCAAATCAGGATGGCTGAATGGGGTGCTAACTTAAGGGAAGTGCCAGGGGGTGCCCCAATAAATATCGAGAGCGATTTATTCGGTATTACCAGAAGGGCTGTGAAGGATTGTAATGCAGGACAATATCCCAACTCTGGGGTCGTTAAGTCCAAACGAGTCGAGTATCCTACGTGTGGCGGGTCTATTACAAAACAGTCTCGGGTCACCCACCCGGCCTGGTGCTATCGCGATCTCCCCCAGACGCGCTACTATCCCCTCTTCTTGAATCCACAGGAAAATGTCTGCAAGCCCTTTCACAACAATATGAATACTCGACTACTTGAACGGGATAACTTCGTGACCCAGTATCCGTGTCCTGAACTCCGCTAATCATATTTTAGTTCTCAATAGGAAGAAAATATGTTGGTGTATATATAATAATGGAAGTTGCAATACCTGCTATAGCTCTCGGAGCCATGTATATCTTATCTAAGGACGACAAATCTCAAAAGGAAGATAATAAAAAACTAAAACGTGAGCACTTTGACAATGTCTCCGCACCAGCTTCTCGTGCATTACATCCGGGGGAGCTCGACAAACACGGACGACCTCGCGTGCCTCAGACAAACTTCCCCGTCCAAACATACGAGGAACTCACACATAATCCCAACTTCTATCCTGATCCAAATGCTGCTACCGATCGCTATTTTCGCCAAGAAGTTTATGAGAAGGCAGTCGAGTCTGATAAGGATCCCAGTAACCAAATGCTTTTCAAATCACTGACGGGAGACGCAGTACAGAAGAAGGATATAAAATTCAACAATATGGTGCCTTTTTTTGGGTCGAACGTCACCCAACGAACATGTGGCTACGACGGGAATGAAAGTATCCTTGACAGCTACAGTGGATCTGGATCTCAGCAGATCCGCAAAAAGGCCCAGGCTCCTCTTTTCAAACCACAGAAAGACATCCACTACACACATGGAGTCCCCATCCACACAGACTTCATTCAATCCAGAATGAACCCATCTAGGAATATCTCGAATGTGAAACCATGGCAAGAGGTTCGTGTGGGACCGGGACTCAACAAGGGTTATACGTCGGAAGGATCGGGTGGATTCAACGCTGGAATGGAGGCTCGCCAACAATGGCTCCCTAAGAATGTCTCCCAACTTCGCACAGCCACCAATCCAAAGCTTACATTTGGATTGGCAAATCATGAAGGACCGGCAAACAGTTATATCAAAAATCGAGGCATTGAAGGTCGCATCGAAAAGAATAGACCTGATACTTTCTATCTGAATAATCCAGACAGGTGGTTCACCACCACAGGTGAAGAAAAGGCACAGAGAGCTATAGCAGAGGAACCCCTTCAATCTGTCAATAGACCCTTTACTACCCGGGAATATTTCGGAGATGGTGCAGCCAATCAGGGGGGAGTTAGTTCAAAGGGGGTTGTTATCCCGAAATTCGAGCAATCCAAGAGAAAGCAGCCAAAATCGCTTTTGGATCACGGCGGGGAGGCCTTTAGGCGTGGAGGCTGGAGAGATCTGCGCCTTGATTACGGAAAGGATGGATTCAAGTCCTACGCAAACTCAAGGGTGACGACTAGGCCAGGGACGGAGCTGGGTATCGTCGGAGGCTGGTTGAAAGCTGTCGTTGCTCCTGTTATGGATGTTCTGAGGCCTTCCCGTAAGGAGAATGTTATAGGAAATCTGAGACCGAGCGGGAATGCATTCCAATCCGAGGCTCCAGCAGGACCGGTATGGAACCCAGCGGATCGTACATCAGTTACTATTCGGGAACAAACCGAGAATAACAAGTATATTGGTCAACCCGGCTATGATACCCATGGGGGCGCTTACGCTACGACCACAATGGACCCTCGTGACACACAGAGACAAAGCACGCTCTGTCCCTACATCGGAGATGCTGCCGCCGCCCCATGGAGCACTAGGGGTCCAGTATATGATGCCGCATATAATGCTCATCTTAATCCTAATAAGGAGAAGCTCTTGACTAGTCAGTTTAATACAGGGGTCGAACCTCTTTTCAATGGGGACCAGAATATAAAAATCAGTAAGATCGGTAGCCGACATGCGGCCAGTGGGATGCCAGATATGCCAAAGACTTGTGGATCTGTGCGGACGTATGGTGAAATGGGTGGAAAGAACACCCGAGGCAGCTCAATCGAGTGTGTGCGTACACAACCTGGTATGCTAGATGCATTCCGCCAGAATCCATATACTCAGTCCCTAGAAAGTGTTGCATAAACTATTACTTTCACTATGATTTGTAATTAGAGTGAAAGTCAGCTGTTATCCCACTATGACGTTAGACATACACCCCTCTATAATGACCAAACTTGACACATTCATAACGACAGGAAAGATACCCCATATTGTTTTTCATGGTCCGGGTGGAGCAGGAAAAAGACACGTGCTCAGTCATCTGATAGACGGGCTATACGCTGATAAAATCGCTGTTAAGAAGTATGTTAGATATATCAATTGCGCTCATAACAAAGGAATTCGCTTCATTCGTGACGAACTCAAGTTCTTCGCAAAAATGATAATACATCATAAAGATGGGAATATCTTCAAGAGTATCGTTCTATTCAATGCTGATAAACTGACCACAGATGCCCAGTCTGCCCTTCGACGCTGTATAGAGCAGTTTAGTCATACAACGCGATTTTTCATAGTCATAGAAGAGCAAAGCAAACTATTACGCCCCATCTTATCACGTTTTTGTAACATATATGTCCCTCTTCCAGAGATAAACGGTTCACCATGTAGCCTTCACGTTTATAAGAAGAATGGTATAGTTGATGAATACGATGTAGGCGGACAAGCATACCGCTGGTTGAAGAGGCACATTGGGAAACGAGCTAATTATGCCAGTCTTCCAAAATCTGCCGCATTCGCAGAGAGCTTGTATGAGAGAGGATACTCCGCCATGAATCTATTGTCAGTGATAGAGAATGATAGCCACATCCAAGCGAGAAGGAAAGCAACACTCCTAGTATACTTCGACAAGATAAGGAGAGAATTTAGAACCGAAAAGTTGCTAATGCTTCTTATGATAAACTTCGCATATATGCGTCCGGAACTTGATTTAGAAAATATTGAATAACACTAAAATGGATGACTATAATGCAGCCATACTGACCGAGGCAAAAAATGAGTACTCCGTAAATCTAGTCAATATACTCACACCGCTCATCATAGAAGGTTTCAAGTCAATATTTAAGGAAGCTTGGGGGCTTTGTGTGACCAATGACGAACAGGAAAAATATCTGATGACATTCCAAAACTTCTTGACTAGAGTACCAAAGTGGAATCAAGAAATAATAGACGAAGAAACGAAACGAATCATACAAAAAAGTGGATGTAGCTATCTCGAGGATTTGCTTACATGCGTTCACATCACGCAGCTCAAGATCCTTACAAGCATTCGCGTTGCCAGTAAACAGAAGAAGGTCGATATCACCATCCCACGTCTATCAGACTTTATACACAAAACGTATATACAATGCGCACGCAAACTATACAGCAACGTATACCTCTTTGAAGTGGATATAACACAGCTTCAAAAGCAGAAAAACCTACGAGAATGTGAGCTGATTTGTAAGGAATGTCTGTTGAATGTTGTGAGGGCGAATATGCCAGTTGAGCAGATTCTAAGAGCATACCTTGATGAGACTACTGAAGAAGAAGTTATTGAGGAGCATGTAACCGAGAAGGCAAAGGAAGATACGGAAGAAGGGAAAGAGGCTACTACAGCGGACAAGGGGGAGGTAAAGAATGAAGCCGAAGATATCGCTGTTGTAGTCAAAAAGGCCTCTGACGCTGGCAACCCGGCCGAAAAGACAGTGATGGAACCTCCTGTAGCCGAGATAACTGAGGCGACAAAGAGTACAGCCGATACTATCAAACAAGTTACCACTGATATGGTTAACACCGTAGCGACCCCCTCTAGGGGGGAAGGGAACATTAGACTAGAGGTCAATACGGAAAAAACGGCTGTTGTGAACCCCGTGATAAGGCCAGACAAAACCCATGATGCTCCTCATCTGACATTCAGTGATAAGGATGGTGTTGTTGACTATGACACACGAACAGGTGCTGTCAGTCCGCCAAAGACAGTCGATGCTCCAAAGACCATTGATCGCCTTGAGGCTATTAGCACAATGCGCCATCAACAACGGGCTATTGAGGAAGCGGAAGAGGAAGAGGATGATGGTGGTGCCTCGGAGGAAAAGATTAAGATACTCACAGATGCCCCATCGCTTAGACTCGACGCTTTAGATGTTCAGGTTCTCGGAGAGGACATTAATCTGAAAGACAAACCCGTCCTAACGGGTGTTGAGGTTCTAGCAACCTAGGCGCGGAGGATGTTGGACAATTGTTTTTTCCAGTATATTAATGATGGGTACTTCTATCTTTATAGTGGCTCTTGCCGTTTCCGCCATTTACCTCTTCTTCAAATTCCTTGAAATGCGCTTTATTCTGAAAGAAAATAAACCCCTCAAGATCCTGATGCGCGATACCGTTCTCGTGTATCTTAGTGTCGTCGCAGCCCAGTTTATCCTTGATCAACTCACACCACTCAAAAAACTTGTCGGCGACCCTAATGTATTCACCGATTCTCCCGACTTTTAGGCACAATCTTCCAATATCCTACATTGTATGATGCATATAATGTAGAATCTATCTATTTTCCGGTGTAACAAGGGAGCGTATCAATATCGATGAGTTTGGGCTTCCTCGGGAGTTTCTTTCTGGTCACCACATAACGATTGAAAACTGGACGTATGACTTGGGACTTTGGGGTATGGTTATGCACCGTTCTTGCTATCATTTTATACAACTTAAAGTCGGGATACCTTTCTTCACCATTATTCTTATAGAGGATATTACGACCCTTATCATCCATACACCAACTCTTGATAAGTGCGGCAATAGGCTCTCCAATCAAGTCGTCGTCCAGGTCCTCGATGAAATAGTCATAGAGGGAACACCCCAGCCTACATAGGTCAAAACTTGGATTCGGGTCCAACCGAGGTTTATTTGGGTTGATGTAGGGTTCACAATTATATTGAGAAGCCGCATCACCTTTCGGGTGATAGCTGTCTGAACAGATCGTATGTCCCTTATATTTGTAGATTGCTCTCCCGAAATCGATGATCTTAAATAACCTTCCATAAGTAGGTACTTTATAGTATCTACTCTCTAATCGATAGTAAAGAAATTGCTTCTCTGTTGAACAAAACATGATGTTATTGGTATGTAAATCGTTATGAGTGAAGTCAAACATCTTCTGATATGCCAGAAGTGTCATTATGACTTGTATAAGACATGATCTCCATTCATCGTCATCCATCTCATTATCCTCCGCTAACAAACTATCGAGGGTATCGTCCATCGCTTCCAGACAAATGACCTGGACGGGGAAGTTATAGAGTGTAGCTTGGAGCTCTATATCTGAGCCAAATGAAGATAGACTATCTACAGACGCTCCATCACTGAGACTTTCATGTTCCTCATTCTCACTGTCTATCTGGCCATCCATTGAGCCATCGAGAGATTCATTGTCAGAGGCAGAGGTGTGCGATGAGCGTGATGAGCATAAGGAATCGGTGCGGCGAGAACTTGTTCCTCTATGTTCTGACTCAAATATAAGTTCCTGAGGGAGTATTCCGACATTAGTGTCTTGCACCGGGGTAAATAGCCCTTCAAATTGACCTTCGGGGACCTCGACAGTCTCAACATGGCCGGCAGGCACACCTATAGCTATTTTCCGTTTATTGTGTCTTGTAGAGTCTTCAGCCAGAAGCATCTGGTCAAATTCTGCTAACTCAAAAAGTTGTCCTTCATTCTCCCTATAGTAGTCCGACTCGAGGATATATTCGAGATCATCGACAGCATTGAAAAGAAATCTCTTTTGCACCCCTAGGAAAGATCCAAAGAAATCTATTGCGTTCGTCACATTATGGTGATGGTAGGCCTGGCTCGTCAAGTAGGAAAAGAAGGCATCCACATAAGCTGAATTATTTGGATCACAGACCTTTCGCTGTGCCGGTCCTTCGCCGTTGACCGTAGGCATGGCAGTACGCTCTTCCTCAGTTAATTCCTTGTATTTCCCCACCATATACTTAACCGGGTCTAAGAGAGGGCTGAACTTCAGAAAGGTCTTTTTCGGTAGAGGTTGGGCTGCTCCAGATACTCGACAGGCATATCGTGCGCGACCCGCTCTTTCAGTAAGATTGAGGAGGTGAAATCTATGATTAAGATTGATGAGATCGACGCCAGTCTGGCCAAAAAAGTTCTTATAAATCGGGACATAATCCTGAAGCTTTTCCATACCTTCTTGTTTCTCTAAATCCTCGAATACCCCCTGATTCTCGTTCTTCTTATAGTAGAGATCGAACATTAGGTTTTAGACACATAAAATAAAATGTGATTAAACCCACCGCGACAATCTCCCAGTATTTTAATCTCCTACCTAATCCATATGAACTTAGAGCTAAAGAAATTCGATATGCGTGACATCAGCTTCAAGGCCAATGAGACCCATGGTCCAGTGATTGTTTTGGTGGGCCGGCGCGACACAGGAAAAAGTTTTCTAGTCAGAGACCTTCTCTATTACCATCAGGATATACCCATTGGAACGGTTATCTCAGGAACTGAAGTTGGTAATGGTTTCTATGCAAAGATGGTTCCTAGACTCTTCATTCATGAGGAATACAATACGGCAGTTATTGAAAATATCCTTAAACGTCAAAAGATGGTTATCAAACAGATCAAAAGAGAGGAAAAGGCTTATGGAAGATCAAATATCGACGCCCGAACATTTGTAATTCTTGATGATTGTCTATATGACAACAGTTGGGCGAGAGAAAAGTTGATGAGACTCCTCTTCATGAATGGGAGGCATTGGAAGGTGATGTTGGTAATAACAATGCAATACCCGCTCGGTGTCCCTCCTAATCTGAGAACAAATATTGATTTCAGTTTCATACTTCGGGAACCGTATCTTGCTAACAGGCGTCGAATCTACGAGAACTATGCGGGTATGTTTCCGACCTTTGAATCATTCTGTCAAGTGATGGATCAATGTACCGAGAACTATGAGTGCCTCGTAATTTCAAATAATGCGAAGTCCAATAAGTTAGAAGACCAGATATTCTGGTATAAGGCCGAACCCCATGGCGATTTCAAGCTGGGCGCAAAGGAATTTTGGGAGCTATCGAAGGATATTGCCTCTGACGATGAGGAAGGGACTAACTATGACCCCAAGACAGATGTTAAGGGGCCTAGGATCAATGTCAGGAAAAGCAAGTGGTAGTTTGATTGAAACTGTTATGAGTTCCAAAGTTGATTTAAACACAAGCCTTCAGAGCTAACCATAATGAGAACTTCCTTCTGCTTATGGTTAATGTTCATCATCCCCACCCTCATTGCGGGCAAACCTCAGCATGCTGTAAGGCAAGCTAGACCTGTTTGGACACCCCAACAGATCGATGCGGCTTGGATCCGCGTTCCATGGTCACATGGTGGATGCTACTATCACAATACACTGACAAGGAAGGACCAGGATCATCCTCCGACATGTCCAACAGGACATTGTAAATTGTAGAATTCTCTCCACTTAATGTAGAATGTCTGGATATGTACCTAAACGAGTAAGCAATGGTCGTATGAGAACAAAAACGAATCAGTCTGGCCTTAAACTTGCCGGCAATCCCGCCTCTTTAGGGAGACGAGGCTATCTCATTGATTACATTGGAAATAGAGTGAATACCCGTCTTCTTGTCTGTGGTCCGCGGAAATACAATGGAATCACTACCCACATCAATTATCCCTATGGGAAGGGTGGTTCTACCGAACCCTGTCGTGCCCCCCAACCAAAAAGCTGTAATAACAGTAGTCATGTCGGGTGGCGCACAAACCCCCGTATCCGCTACCGGTCTCGCAATCAAGGGGGAACTCTGATTAAGTGTCCGTGTTGGTCATGTCATTCTGGTAACTATGGCTGCACACGTTGGTACTGAGAAGCTTTACAGCGACAATGGTACCAAGATCTAATTGGAAACACACATTGCTTATAAGAGATCAATCTTTTTAGGACGAATACAAGGCAAATTAATTGTCTTAGCGTGGTCCTTAAGTGGTATAATGCACTCGTGCACCTCAGGTATTCGATGTTTGCTGCAATACCGCTTCTTACATCGACATTCCATATCTGTTAATTTCAACTTTGTGCGGCAGTCGCTGTGCGCACACCGCTTCTTCGATTTCTTTTTCGGCTTCTTGGGTGCGGGAGGTTCAACTTGCTTTACATTCTGGGTTGTGGGGGTTGATGGTAGGTTGCTAATCTCCTCGGGTATGGGGTCAAGTTTTGTTCGGCCGACTACGAGTCTGATCCTTGGCGGGAAATCCATTATATCTAATGTAGGGATATTTTTATATTGGATCTGAAGTGCTTTCTTGATCGGTCAAATACTTTCTATTAATTTAGTATATGCGGATTATCGGAATAACCGTATCTACTAAGTACAGTGATCTATTGGCAGTAATCATACCTCTAAATCTGCCAAAATTAGAGAAGTGGTTCATTGTTACCCATAAAGATGATAAGGCCACAATTGAACTCTGCCAGAAGCATCCAAAGATAGAGATCCTTTACTATGACTTCTATAGCAATCCTCGGTGGAAGTTTAACAAGGGTGGGGGGCTTAGATATGCCCAGCAGGTCGTATACGCCCAGCACCCGAATGCCTGGTATCTGGTGTTCGATAGCGACGTCATCCTGCCACTCGGGATATCAGCGAACAATCGAAAGAAGTCGTGGCAGACTATTCGGAATCAAAAAAAAGGCCAAGTCATGATGAGACTGACAAAAAGGGATAATGGTCACCATAGTTATAAGGCCGTGGCGGTCACCCCACCAAGGAAGGTATTAAGTGATATTGTTGTTGGTTGTAAGCGGGAGATATACCACAAGATGAGTCAGCTAAAAGCAGGAAAACCGGTTCCTCACCCGAATGATTACCCCCTGAATTACTATGGAGGAGGGACGTCATGGCAGGGGTGCCCCGGTTACTTTCAACTATATAACCATCACCATTATTACAGAGACGGGATGGGCGGAGAAGATCTTGAGTTCTGTAATGAGTTCTCTACGAAGGCAGAATTCGTGGACTTGACGGTAAAGCATCTTGGTCACGTGCAGAGAAACTGGGGGGGGAGGAATGCAACTGATGACTTCTTGTTTGACGTTTAACATCCACTGGATAATAAGGTACAAAAACAACCTTCATTATTTACTTTCATCCTCATCAACCTTATCTTCATCAGCCTTATCTTCATCAACCTTACCTTCATCAGCCTTATCTTCATCCGCCTTTTCCTCATCCCTCTCTGTCACCTCCAACTGGAGGGCTTCCTCTAGCGCCTTATCACGCTTCTTAGTACGCACGTCGTTACTCTCAAAGAGCTCTCGGCGAATATCAGCAGAACTTACCTGATCCTTCTCTCTTAGTTTCGTCTCTGCTGAGGTCATCTTACCCACTCCAATAAGGTTACCCTGATTGTCAATATTCTGTGTTAACTTATTACCACTGTCTCGTGCTATCTTCTTGTTTTCAGCAATCGCTGTCTTTTTAGATTCTAATAGACGCTTCTCGAATGCTTCCTTGGCCTTAGTCTCATTCTTCTGCTTTTCATGCATGAGTTTGTTAAGTTCCTCTTCAAGATATTCAACACGGCCTGTACGGTAGGCTTCCGGGTCCCAAGGTACCCACATTCCCACAGGACCCACAAGAATATTGTGGTGAGGATCAACTTCACGTAGCATCCTACAGCGTAGCTCGGCCTCCTCTTGTGTAGGGTAGCATCCCCTGATTTTTAGTCCGCGCGTATTAGTCTGGAATTGATTTTGACTATCGAATGCCTTCTGGAGATCATCTTCCTTCGCATCAACGAAATTCTTGTAATCATCCTGGATGGTTGTGGTTGCAAGTTTGTCTCCTTCACTTTTCATAAATTCATCCAGATCTGACATGATGTTGTCGAAATCGATGTCATATTTGAATGCCAAGAAGTTGAGAAACTGGGTAAATTTCTGTACTCCTTTAGTGAAATCCCAGTGTTTTAGGAACTCCTGAAAGTAGAACAACTCCTTTCTCTCCAGAATATTTTCAGGCGAGACGAAAGATAGACATGCGAATTTCTGTCCTGCTACTGGTTTATCCTCATCCAACAAGTCGATGTATTTAGGATTGGTGTCCCCAGATGGAGTCATTTTTCTTTCGAATGGTAAATCTGTCATTATATATATTGCGGTCCCAGATGAGTTTAAGCACCTTTATCATCAATATATTTTTTTCTTGAGGAAGTATATAATGGCAGGTATAGCGAGCATGCTTGATCTTGGCGAACTCGTCAGACGGATCGTTAAATACGTAGTTGAGGGTATCATGGTTGCACTGGCGGCCTATGCAATCCCGAAACGTTCATTGAACATCGATGAAATTATGTTGATTGCTCTTACGGCAGCTGCTACATTTAGCATCCTGGATACATATGTCCCAAGCATTGCGGTCTCCGCGCGCTCGGGAGCTGGATTCGGCGTTGGTGCCAATCTGGTCGGATTCCCACGTATGTAAACTCAGTCCAACTTTATAATAATTGTCTCCTCTCTAGGAACTATTATGAAGCACGCTACATTTCCTTAGTTAATTGTATATAATGGGGAATTTAGTAGGTTGTAACAGAGATCCTCCACGAAACACTTCACCTGTCATAAGCAGGCCGAAGTTAGTTGGCAAGAGAACATATGAGCCGAGGCATTTCACAGTTTTGGATGATGATTTTGGGCGACCCTATCGAGGATCCTGGCCCGAATGGTAGCAGCATAGAAAGCAGTGGGAGAAACAACATGATGAGCTCAAAGAATTTGGGCGACGAAGAAAAATATAGAAAAATCTCACCTGATATTAGAGATGCGTATAAAAACGATGCGAGGAGGAAAGGGTCAAGGTTTGATGCCACAGGAGTACGGGGGGGACGGGTACGATAGTGGTGGCGATGAGGATGGATGCTGCACGGGCTCCTCAGAGGGGCAGAGTGGAGGGATGAGACGAAGGTCTAGGCGAGGTGGCCGCACAAAGAGAAGACGCAGAGGTGGCCGCACAAAGAGAAGACGCAGAGGTGGCCGCACCAAGAGGAAACGAAGAGGTGGTCACGTTAAGAGAAGGGGTAGGGGAGGCAAAAAGAAAACGAGAAAATCCGGGGGACGCAGGAGATAACTTCTGCGTATAATATATAGAATGTCAGCTAAGGCTAAAAAAGTGTCTTTAAGGCAGCATAGTGTTTCGGATGACGAAGAGGACAGGAGACATATGGCGCAGAAACTCGCTACGTGTGAGAAGAAACTCGCTAAGTATAGAGATCTAGGAGAGAGAACGAAAGACTATATACGCAGGTTACAGCAGAAAACAGTAGAAAGTGGCAGCAGCACAGCAGCCCCCAGTACAACACGATCTGGATCTTCTTCCAACAGAGGCGATTGGGGCGATGGGGGAACAATCGTTGCTGAATATACAGGCGTGCCAACTCTGGATGGGCCTGGTTCGAGACCGTTCTCCGGGTTATTGAGGAAGAAGATAGGCGGTCGCACTAAGAGGAGACGTAGAGGCGGTCGCACTAAGAGGAGACGTAGAGGTGGTCGCACTAAGAGGAGACGTAGAGGTGGTCGCACTAAGAGGAGACGTAGAGGTGGTCGCACCAAGAGAAGACGCAGAGGTGGCCGCACCAAGAGACGTAGACGCTAAGTAACCGTTATGGGAAATTATTTTCACTCACTAGTGTATAATGAGTGAAAACAGTGGTTGTTGCGCTCCGGGGGACCCGGGTATTCCTTCTCAGTATTCAAGGGGTAAGTATCGAGGTGGTGGCAAGAGTCGTAGGCGCAGAGGTGGTCGCACTAAGAGGAGACGTAGAGGTGGTCGCACTAAGAGGAGACGCAGAGGTGGTCGCACTAAGAGGAGACGCAGAGGTGGTCGCACTAAGAGGAGACGCCGAGGGGGACGCACCCGGAGGAGACGAATGGGTGGGGATAGGGATGGTCCACCGATGTTGCGGAGTGTGATGGGAAAAGTCAAGATATCAGCTAGACGGTTAGGTCGTGCTGTTAAACAGGGGGCTGTCAAAATAGGATCCAAGGGGAGATCAGTATTCCGTGGTGGTAGGAAGACCAGAAGAAGATCAAGGGGTGGGAGACGTAAAATGCGTCGTAGATAATATTTTTTAAGTTCAGCTGTTACTATATAGATGGACTTAAAAACCGGTGACTTACTACTCTTCAGTACTCATGCGTCAGGTCCATTCGGATGGTTTACTGACGCCATTCAGTATGGAACACATAGTAACTACACGCACTCCGCCGTGATCTTAAAAGATCCCTCCTTTATACACCCGTGTCTGAAGGGCACCTTTGTATGGGAATCTAGCTGGGAAGGGACACCAGATCCCCAGGATGGTAAGATAAAGCTTGGGGTCCAGATTACACCGCTACATGAGATCGTAGCTAGTTATCAAGGCAAGGGTATATTTTTGCGCCGGATGGAGTGCGACGATACGCACTTTACAGTGGAAAACCTTAAGAAGGTTCACACCGTTGTCTACGATAAACCCTATGATATCGTCCCGGAGGACTGGATACAAGCTCTATTCAAGAAAGATTCGCGGCCTCAGAAGACCGATCGGTTCTGGTGCAGTGCGCTTGTAGGATACATCTATACTAAGTGTGGTATCCTAGATCCGGGAACGGACTGGAGCAAGCTTTCACCAAATGACTTCTCTCTTTCCGGACAGTCGGTTACATTCTGCGAGGGATGCAGTCTAGGTGCTACCGAAGTTAAATTCAAACCCAGTTAGAGATGATGAAATGATAATAGATAACATGAACATGATTTTCCCCATTCATATGCTCATTTATTGGACCATGGTTTCGTTATATGATGAAAAAGATCATGCTGATTTTTTCGTGGCTGCAAGCAATAGTTTAAAGAATCAACTTCTCTACACGCTACCGCTGTCCCAAATATTGACCTCATACTACCCGAATGAGACTCTAGGTCTACTCCCATCCCTGTTTCTTCTCCCTGTGTTCACCGTGACTGGTGACATCTATTTCTATATCACCCATCGCCCTCTTCACACGAAATTGCTCTGGAACTATCATAAAACGCACCACAGGGGAAGACTATGTGTGGCTAAATCTCTGGATGCAGATTTTCCAGAGCATGTCATTGGTAATCTTGGCTCCTTTGTAATAGGTGTATCCCTTTGCTACTACATTGGTCTTGTACCTCATTTATATTCCCTATATCTGTGGACGGCGATTGCCACAATGAATACATGTGTATCTCACAGTAATGGTAATGCTCCTGGCGACACCAAGGACCATTTAAGACACCATAGCCATCTCAATTGTAACTATGGATTCGGGCTTTATCTGGTTGACTCGGTCATGGGTACATACAGACAGTAAATGCTTTGGCATTTGGTTATATCGTCTGTACAAACTCCCAGTGTAATTCAGCGCAAATCTTCTTCCATATTTCGTCTTGTTCGATCCGTTTGACCGGGTCCTTGAGCATGGGGAAATATGGCAAGAACTGTGTCTCTCCAAGGAGCTCGCACATCTTATACAACACATAGTAGTAGTTGAGGAAGTTGACACGATCGTCCGGACAATGTTTCGCATAAGGCTTCTGGATATCCATAAAGAGGCTGCACAATGTCTCTTCCAGCTCTTGGCTCATAATAGGTGGTTTTATACCTAGCTTATCCTTTATAAATGGGATATGTTCATAGTATTTGTTGTATCCCAATTTCTTCAGAATATCTTTCGCCTTTTTATTCGTCATCTGCTTGAGACTGATCCGTTCCTTTTTGATCTGTAGTTTAATATTTTTCAGGACCTCTTCCGGTATCTGTGTAGTTTCCTTAGCCTGAAACTGAGCTAAGATCTCTCTGAAATGGTTAATCCTTTTGTAGGCATAGAAACACACCTCTTTGGGAGGCTCCTTATAGGAAGGTTTTTCATGCTCTATGAGAAAAGTTATTTGTCTGCCACAACTTTTGCAAACCATCACCCCTTCGTGGTCCACTGGAATCAATTCGCCATGACAATGTTGACAGACCTCATGATTGAGTTTGTAGTCGTCCATGTTGAGAAAATTTTCGTCGATGTTGGAGAGATACTTCTTGACATCTGTCGCACCATCGAGATTCCCCTGGGGTCGTGTCTTTCCCTTAGCAAAGAATGAGTGCAGAACTTTTACCTTCCCTATGCCCTCGGACATTCCCTTTTTCTTCTCGAAGTATTCAAAAATGATATGTGAATTGTCGAGCAGGTACTGATTCTTTTTCTTTCCGAGATCGCGAATACGCTTTCTGAGTTTATCCATCTTATATTTTACATCCGCAATCTCGTATGACTTTAGATTCTCTTTCGTCGCCATATCCTCTAGAGACTTCAATTCTGTTTCTAACGCAGGTATAAGACTCCCTTCGATCTCAGCAAACTCATCCATCTTTTCTTGATGTTTGCTGTCTAAAGTCGTAGAAGCCTTATCACAAGTCGATATCTTCTTATTCGCCTTAGGCTTGAAACTGGGCATATATGTATAATGGCCCAACTATATATTTAATAGCTTGTTTAGAGGAAGATATTACAAGTTCAAAATTCAACCAATTTTTCTAGCCTTTGTCTTAGAAATGGATATGCATATCTCGGCCCCAGCACGTGTTGAGGTGGACACGATCCAACTGCAGAAAATGGCATTCCTCTACAACGCCCTTGAAAGCGGTTGGACTGTCAAAAAGAAAAAGGAGGCGTATGTTTTTACCAGGAAGCATGGTGGGAAGAAAGAGGTATACCTTGACAAATATCTAAGGCAATTCATGATGGAAAACTTCGATATCAATAAAATTGGTGGTGAAAACTAGTAAAAATGGTGTTTTTCCTAATTTTTTTTTCTTTAGCAATAGTATAACATGGGAGGAGGATTAATGCAGCTCGTTGCCTATGGCGCTCAAGATGTCTATCTCACAGGTAACCCCCAGATCACATTCTGGAAGGTTACTTACCGTCGTCAC